AAATCACTGGACAAAACTATAATGCCACCAGTTCTCGTGAAGATAACAGTGCATTAGAAGCTAGCCAGATTGTTACAGTTACTGAGTGTTGGATTAGAGTAGACCGGGATGGTGATGGTATTGCTGAACTTAAGCACATCATTGTGGCTGGTGATAACGTACTATTTGAAGAAGATGTGGATAGCATTAACTTAGCATCTATCTGTCCTTTCGAAGTACCTTATGAGTTCTTTGGTCTATCTGTAGCAGATATGACCCGTAGCTCCACCTTAGCATCTACTGCGATATTACGTGGATTTGTTGAGAACACTTACTTAACGAACTACAGCCCTCGATTGGCTGACCCCAATGTTGTAGACTTCTCTGCCTTGCAGAACATGAAGCCTAAAGACATTATTGCAACTAACGGTAACCCGCAGGGTGCAGTTACAATGTTGCAACCTGAAACAATCAGTACTGGTACAGTTCCTCTCTTGCAGCATTTGCAGATACATAAGGAACAAGCCACTGGTATGTCTAAGGCTGCACAAGGTTTGAATGATGAACTATATGTGTCAGGTAACTCTGAGACTAAGTTAGCAATGACCCAAACAGCTGCACAGAAGCGTATACAGCACATTGCACGTATATTTGCTGAGACAGGCTTTAAGCGTTTAGCTGAAGGTGTCTACAGTACTATGCGTAGGAATATGAAGAAGGCTATTACACCAAACTACACTGGCGTTTATGCTATGGTAGATATTGATAAATTGCCTAATCATATGGATATGATTGTAGATGTGGATTTAGGTGAGAATAGCAACGCTAATAAGCGTAGTAAACTTACCATGATTGCAACCCAACTACTTCCTATGGTTAAGGAAGGTGGTCAGGAAATGATTCTTCGACCTGACGTCACAGCTGCATTAGCAAATAACTTGCTATCTAGCATGGATGAGAATCCATTGGACTACTTAGAAGATTATAATTCTGAAGAGTTCAAAGAGAAAGCTAAGGGTGACTCTGAGAAGAAACAGAAGGAAGCCGAAGAAGCTAAGAAGTTAGCTACAGAAGCTGAGAAGACACAGATGGATCTAGCTAAGGCTAATGTTAACTATACGAATGTACAAGCAAGTAATGCTATACAGGATAATACTAAGCAACTAGCTGTAGCGATTGACAGACATTTCCAAGAGTGGGAGAAGCTACGTCAAGATGCTCTTAAGGATGAACTACCCCCTCCTCAAATGCCCAATATGGAAGAAACCATTAAGAAGGCATCTGCGGTTATTAGTGGGTTAGGTAAACCTCAAGATAGTGGCGGTGGTATCTTAGATGATGCTGTCCGTAAGATGGGTATTGAACCCGAACAAGCCATGCAGATGATGCAGAAAATGATGCAAGGCGGACCTCCGCAATAAAGGTGTTTTAAAATGCGTAAGGAATATGAAGAAGTAGCTAAAAGACGTTTAGCTAATACAGCAAATCACGGTAGTCATAAGATTCACCCTGATGTGTTGGCACGTAAGGCCCATGTGGAAGCAGAGTTTACATCTAGAGTTTTAGATGAATTCTTCATGTCTTCCTATGGGGAAATACTGGTAGAGTACTTCACTCAGTGGCTTAGAACAGAGCCACATGAGACGAAGACCCGTGAGTTCTTATACTCTTGTGCTATGGCTTTGGGTTCCGTGAAGGAACAGCTGGTTAGGCAAGAAATGTATGGTAAGAACGTACCTGTTATGGATGAAATGAAGCACAAAGAAGAGGCCGATGCCTCAGAAGGAGAAGATTAATGTCTATTATAGACCCTACCCAATCGGATGGCGCTATTGGCACTGATGCAGCTTTTGAAAAAGTACTGCAATCCAGTGATTTCTTTAAAGAAGCAGCAGATGGTGTACCTGAACTTGATGATCAGGCCACAGAAGAAGCTAGCACCGATGAACCCGAAGAACTTGAAGAAGTAGAGACAGAGTCTGATGACGACGATATTGTCGACGAAGAAGCTGAAGAAGAAGATGAAGAAACCTCTGATGAGGAAGAAACTGAAGAAGAAACTACGGACGACCCCGTTGGGGATATTCTAGATCCTGCAGAATATGATCTAGACAATCTGCTAGTAAGTGTTAAAATTGATGGTGAGGAACGTACCGTATCTGTCAATGATGTAATAAAAGGTTACAGTACTGAACAATCTCTAGGTGCCAAGGGCCGTGAATTCGGAGAAGAACGTAAGAAGTTCGAATCTGAGAAGGCGACTTACAACCAAGAAATATCTGCGTTAGCCGCAGCAGCATCTGAGCAGCTAATGGCTAACGAGAAGTACTGGGAAGGGCAGTATGTATCTATTGAGAAGGAACGGGAAACCGCTCGTGATGATGGTGATACATACGCCGCTTCTGAACTTAAAGACAAGTTAAGCGAAGCACAAGAACAATACTGGAATGCCCGTAAGCAGCGTGAGACTATCACGTCTAATGCTAAAGCGAAGCAGGATGGTATAGACCAAGCGATGATAAGTAAAGGTGTAGAGCATTTTAATGCTACTATACATGAGCATATTTCGGATTGGGATGACTCTGTAGCTGCCGCTGTACGAACTTTTGCGCTAGAAGAGGGGTTACCTGAATCACTATTAAATGTGGTTACTGATCCTGCTATTATTAAATTTGTCGACGGTTATAGACGTATGAAAACTAATGTGTCTACGGGTGCTAAGAAACGGGCTAAGGTTGTTACCAAAAAAGCTCCACCTAAAAAGGGCCAGAGTTCTCGTCAAAAAGACCAGACACGTAAGCTATCCACCCGCAATAAAGTATTATCCGGAAACGGGGATGCAAGCGATGAACAGGATTTCTTACGTTCCTTAGCGGCTAGATCGCTGGGAGAACGATAATGATTGAACAGCTAAATAAAGCTATAGAGATTCTAGAGCGCCAAAGGGCACCCCTATTGAGGGAAATTACCTATAACGAAGGACGTGCCCGAACTATTGCACCACAGCTTTACTATGTAAATCTGTTGTTATTGCAACTAAAAGAAGAGGTAAAGAGCTTAACCGCAGAAATACCTCGGGGTGTAGGTCGCCCTAGAAAAGAAGCATAGAGAGAGTTACTCTATAACACTATAAACCTAATTACTAGATGGCGGTTAATAGCCCCCTACCTGCACAGTAATTACAGAAGAGAGAACAGTAATTTGACCAGAGGCTGTTCTCAACTCTGCAACGTAAGATGGATGTGAATAATATATATGGAGATGGAGGTTACGACTTCTTACCAAGATATGTGGACTGCGCATAATTCTCTACTCAACGGTCGTTAAGTTAAATTTTAATATCTAATAGGAAAATAGCAAAATGGCTAATTATACTTCTACAGGCCCTAAGGGCAAGAACGCTGCCGCTACTACCGAAAAGGAAGACTTGGCGAACTTTATCTCGATGATTACTCGTGATGAGACTCCGTTTACTTCTTCAATCGGTAAAAACAAAGCGACTGCAATCTTTCACGAATGGAACACTGACGAACTAGATACTGTTCGACAGTCTACTGTTGCTGAAGGAACTGACATCGGTTCTACCTTCCAGAACCCAGATGCCCGTGCTCGTTTAGGCAACTATACTCAAATCAACTCTAAGCAACTTAAGGTTTCTGGCACTAAACGTGCTGTAGATCAAGCTGGTGTAGCTGATGAGTACTCTTATCAATTGAAGAAGCGTGGCACAGAAATGCGTCGTGACTTCGACATCCATGCAACTAGTTATGTTGGCGGTTCTACTGCTGCTGGTACTGATGCTGGTGCTAACACTGGTGGTGCTATCCGTCGTGCAGCTGGCTTCTTGTCATTTGTAGACGCTGGTAACGTTACCTCTGCTGCTACTGTTTCTGGTACTGGTGATGCTGATGGTACTGTTTCCGCTACTGGTGGTGCTACTGTACTTCCTGTTGCTGCTACTGGTACTAACGCTGTTACCTTCGGTAAGCTTGAGTTATCTCAGGTTGACGAGACTATGCAGAAGATCTATGAAGCTGGTGGTAAAGCCACTAAGTTAATGGTATCCCCTTCTCTACGTCGTGAGTTCTCTGCCAAGGCACAAGCTGCTGGTGCAACTACTTCTACTGGAGCTGGTTCTGTAGGTAACGCTCGTCGTTCTATTGACGACGGCAAGCTACGTCAATCAGTTGAGATGTACATGTCTGACTTCGGTGACATCATGGTTGTACCTAACTACTTGATGGGTCTAGCACCTAAGCAAGTAACTGGTACCACTGATGCATCTGGTTTCGCTGCCGCTGACTCTACTGCCTTGATCTATGATCCAATGTGGTGGAATATCTCTACTCTACGTCCTATGCAGGAAGTAGACGTAGGTCAGCAAGGTGACTCTACTGTCGGCCTAATGGTTGAAGAGTGTACCCTAGAATGTCGTAACCCTAAAGGTTCTGGCGTCATTGTTGGTCTAACTAAGTAGAAATACTAGTTATAACCCTACAGGTAAATTAAGGTTTACTTGTAGGGTTTTTTTAATCTGGAGATGATGATGAGTCTGAAGGACAAAATAATCTTTGATGGTAATTCTTTTCAAACACAAGTATCACAAGATATAAGTGGTATCATTGAGCAAGTGGATCTTGATAGGGAATTCCAAGATATACATGGTAAATCTAAAAAATACCGTAAGATAGCCACAATACCTGATATTGTTGCCATAGAAATTCTACAAAAGTTTGGTCTTGATATACATGCACCAGACTTCATGCACCACCCGGCTAATGGTCGGAAAATTAGACAAATACTTAAGAGCGAGTATCCAAAGCTTCTCTTAAACACCTAAGGAGAAGCTAATGGCTTTAACAATCCCAGCATCAGTTGACAGCACTTATGTCGCATATAAAGTTGCACACCCTGCACTTATCAGCCTAGTAGACGATGTACGCGACTGGTTAAACCGTGACGAAGATACTGTGTCAAATAACTTGATTGGTTCATTCATGCAGAAAGCAGCTGATGATTCATATAAGTCATTACGTATACCACCTCTTGA